GACACTTTTGGACCTCAGCCGCCCCCGGCACCTCCTCCGCCGCCACCGCCGCCACCTCCTCCGAAGGTACAGGTGCAACTGCGAGGGGGTCTGCCGGCTAATATGACTGGCGCAATGCTCGGAATGCCCGGCGCAGGCCGAATCGGGCCCGCTCCCCGTGGCATTGGACCGAATCCGAGCGGAAACAACACCCCGGCGCCCTCCGGAGCAGCCCCAGCAGGTGCTGGAGGCGTCCAAGGAATCCCCGTGGCACCCCAAGTGGCTCCTATGAACAACGTTTCTAAGAACGTTAAGGGCTTGCGTGGGAAAAAGCGGTGAGTTATTATGTCCAACGTAGGATCTTACCAACTTCCCTCTGAGGAACTGTCCCCATGAAGATGCACACCGGAAAAATTAAGGCCAAAGGCGTCGTTCCGCATGCCAACGGCCCCACCAGCACCATCAATGATGCCGCCAAGTTCCATGGAGCTGGCAAGATCACCGGCAAGTACGAGAACGGCGTCATCTCGCAGAAGGCGGGAGCCATTTTCACCGAGAACTCGACTCATATCCCCTCGATGAACCCGTCCAAGCACGGTAGCGAGAAGGAACTCAAGTCGAACAAGTCGACTGTGTCCATCAAGGAGCACATGACGACTGAGGATTTGACTGTGACGCAGAAAGGTAGCGGTGAACCGACCGACCGGCCGTATCCGCTGGCCAAGAGTTACGAGAAGTCGGGCAAGACGGATCGCATCCCGAATCGAGCGGACCGATAATGGCGCTTCCAGGGACCAAATCTCCTCCTTGCTGCTTTCCGAAAGCTGCTGATGGCGAATCGCAGCTGGGTGATGGGTGCAAGCAGATCAAATATGAGAACCTCCGTTTCGATGGCGGGATCTCAGACATCGGCACGGCGCCAACCAGCCGTGTCTACACGAAGGATTACAGGAAGATCGGACGTGACGTGGACGACACGGACACTGTTACCGAGGCCCTGGGGAACCCACTCCGAGCATGAGCTATTCCCGAGAAGAGGCGGCGGTACACATCCGCCAACTCAAAGACCTTGTCAGCTGGCGTCATTATGTGCAGACGCTAGAGACCGAATTCAATGAACGTGTGACCGCTTTGCTGCTTAGCGATTACCCGGATGAGGCACTCCGTGGAGAGTGTCGCGCTCTTCAAAAGCAGCTCAAACGCATTAACCAGGACTCCAAACCATGAACGCACCAGCAGCTCACGCACCGTCACAGCCGAGCCTCCTGCCGCCCGCGGCAAGAAAGCAGGTCGACGAGGCGAATCGCCTGATACGCGAACTGAATCAACAGCCTTCCGACGCCCAACCGCCCGTCGCGGCCGCGCGTTCCGAGTGGGTAGCCGCCACCCCGCAGCCGTCAAATGCTGCTCCTGGTGTACAGGACCCGCCTGCCCCGCCTCCGACCCGTGGCGCCCCGCCCCCGACTGCCGCCGCAGTAGCTGCAGCCGCCGCGGCCGCTGTGCCCGCGCCCCAGGACGAAGAGATGCGCCGCTTGCGCGCCGCCTACGCGACGCTGCAGGGCAAGTATAATTCCGAGATTGCCGGCCTCCGCGCTGTCACGACTCAGCAGACTGAGTTGCTGAACCAGCTCGTGAAGGAGCGCACACCGGCTGCCGCCCCCGTTGCTCCGAAGACGCCCGAGGAGGTCATGAAGGCCCTCGGCGCGACCGACAAGGAGATCGAGGACTTTGGAACGCTGCTCCCCGTGGTCGCCCGGATTGCCGAGAACATGTTCAAGCCGACCCTTGCGAAGCTCGAAGGCGAGATCGCGCACCTACGGCAGTCACAGAACGTGACGCAGAATACTCTTGTCAAGTCCCGTCAGGACTCCCTGGAAGACATGCTCGATACTGACATCCCCAACTGGCGTGTCATCAATGAGTCTCAGGAGTTCCTTGACTGGCTCGATACATATGACATAATGGCTGGTACTACTCGACGGGTTGCACTGTCGAGCGCCTACAAGGCCCTTGATGCGGTACGAGTCTCGGGGATCTTTCAGGCGTATGTGCGGGAATACCCCGCGGCTCTATCAGCCTCCGACGGCCCAGCAGTGGACACGGAGACACTGATCCAGCCCGCCCCAGCAGGCGGGCAGCCGCCGGCGGCTCCTGGAGGTGGTGCGAGTAAGAGGATCATCCCCGAATCAGAGATCCGAGACTTTTACACGCGCGTACGGAAGAAACAGGTTTCGCCAGAGGAATATGCAAGGTTCTCGGCGGAGATCGCTGCGGCGACGGCAGAGGGACGGGTGAAACCGGACCGCGTTGATCACCACGGCAACAGCAGATAATTCTTTCGAAGGCAATACCTTCGGGTGGTTTAGAAGATGAGCGGCTATCCAGTTTCAGGTGTCCCGTATCTTGGTACAAGTCCAAGTCCGGCATATACCGGCGTTTTCATCCCGACGATCTGGTCGGGCAAGTTCGTAGAAAAGTTCTACGATGCGACGGTGCTTGGCGCGATTGCCAGCACGGATTACGAGGGTGAGATCCGTAACTACGGTGACACCATCAACATCCGTACGCACCCGACCATCACCATCAACGCGTACTCGGCGAACCAGGCACTCACTGTGCAGCGTCCGTCCAGCCCGTTGGTGCAGCTCCAGATCAACCAGGGCGCGTACTTCAATACCGTCCTCGACGATGTCATGGAGATTCAGGCGGACGTCGACATGCTCAGCAACTGGGCTGACAACGCGTCCGAGCAGATGAAGGTCTATGTCGACACCGCGGTTCTGACGATCGACTCGATCGGCAACCTGGTGAGTGCGAACAACATGGGGACCGCGGCCGGCCGCATTTCCGGTTCGTTCAACCTGGGCTACAGCGCGAATACGCTGACGGCCTCTTCGACGTCTGGCGTCCCTCTGTCGCTGGGTTCGGTCGCCGCGGGCACGGGCTCGGGCAGCACGAACACCAATGCCCGCAAGGTATTGGACTTCATCATCGACGCGGGATGCGTCCTTGACGAGCAGCGCGTTCCGGAAACTGGCCGCTGGATCGTGCTACCGCCTTGGGCGGCCGCGATGGTCAAGCGATCAGCGTTCCAGCAGGCGTACTTGACCGGTGACGCGGTGTCTATCGCGCGCAACGGCCGCCTGGGCATGATCGATCGGTTCACGGTGTACGTTTCGAACCTGCTCCCGTTCGGCCTCGCGGCCAACTCGCGGGCAACCGGCACCTCCTACCCCGAACTGGCTTCTGCCAGCAACGGCGGCGGTCTGGCGACGGGCGAGTATGCGGTGTACTTCGGCCACAGCCTGGGCCTGACCTTTGCGTCGCAGATGACGAAGGTTGAGACCCTGCGCAGTGAGTCGACTTTCGGTACACTAATGAGGGGTTTGCAGGTATGGGGATTTCAAGTAGTAAACCCCACACTTGTCGGGTATGCGGTCGTAATTAACTCTGGCTTGTAAAAGTCTAGGGTTTAGAGTATAAAGCCCCTACATTCAACTGTAGGGGCTTTTTCTTTATGAGCACTCCCGAGTACCGCAAAGATTGGATCAAACGGAACCCAGAAAAACGACGCGAGTACGAACGGCGGCGCCGGGAAAAGAATCCGGATTACTATCGAGCAAAAACGCGGCGCGCTATTCATAAGATGCGCGGCATGCCGACTCCGACAAGACCACGGCCGGAACTCTGCGAAGCGTGCAGCAAGCCTGAAGTACTTGTTAAGAAAGGAACACTTTGTTGGTTAGGTCTTGATCACGACCATGAAACAGGCGCCTTCCGCGGCTGGTTGTGCAGTGCATGCAACTTGGGAATCGGCAAGCTAGGTGATAACATAATGGGGGTCAAATTGGCCTTAGCCTATCTAGAGAGAGCTGCTACAAATGGTAGACCAGAGCCTGAAATCGATCGACGACTGCATCTTCGAAGCGAGGCAGATGTGCAATGATGCAGTGCAACCGTATCGCAATCCCGATACGACGCTGATCTACTTCCTGAACACGGCGCTCCGTGTGGTGTACTCGCAGCGCCCGGATGCCTACATCGGGAATTTCTCGTCTGGAATCATCTCGACCGCGCAGCCAAATACGTACTACACAACTGACCTGGGTCTGACCCCGGCGACCGTGTTCCCTCTCGACGACCGGTTCTTCTACTATCCCGTGGTGGCCTACATCGCGGCGCGTATCGAACTTGGCGACGACGAATTCACTGAGTCCGCCCGCAGCGCGCAGCTGATGGCGGCGTTCATCCAGCAACTGACCGGAGTCTGACATGGCGATTGTGACACTTGATGGCGGCCAAAGCAGCGAGGCCCTTGGCGGCCAAGTCATTCAGTACGTGCAGCAGCTCGTGGCGATGCAAGTCCCCGGCGCTCCTGACACTCTGATCAGCGCAATGTTGCAGCTGGTGCTCCGGGAGTTCTACACGAAGTCCACCGCATGGCGCGACGTTGTAGGACCGTACCCTGTGACGACTGATCCTTATGTAGGACTCAACCCTGTTGATCAGAACAGGTACCTTCAGTTCGTATTGGAGGCATATCTGTTCCCGTTCGAGCAGTCGAACTCGCCGCAGGAGCTGATTCCGTTGACGCGCAAACCTATTGGCGGCACACCGCAGCCTCCGTCGCGCTACTACATGGAACGCCCGGATCTGATGCTGTTGAACCCAACGCCGGACAAGAACTACGGTACGATTCTCTTCGCTTACGGCGCCCTGATTCCGACTACGACCGCGGCGATCCTGCCGGATTACGCCTACACACAGCACGTTGACGCGCTCATGTTTGGTACGCTCGCGCGCCTGTATGGCAAGCCGAAGAAGTCCTGGTCGAGCAAAGAGCAGCAGATGGAGAACACTCGCAAATTCCGCATGGAGATCCTGATGGCGCG